TGTAAATGAAATAGAATATGTTTTATATGACAATGATATGCCAGAACCTGTAGAATTATCGGAAGCACATCAAAAAAAATTAGATTTATTAACTAAAGTACATTGGGGCTAAAATGTATAAATTACTTACAGTCAATAATCCAAAGACTATAAAGGGTTTTAAAAAGTATAACAATATACTTACAGCTATCATGCACTTGCGACCTGTTAGCACTAGGATATGTCCATATCAAGACATAGCAGGTTGTAAGACTGCATGTTTAAATACTGCAGGACGTGGTGGTATATTCAAGAAAGGCGAAAATACTAATCGCATACAAGATGCTAGACAGCGTAGAACTGATATGTTTTTAAATGACTATGATAACTTCATGGAACTATTGCATACAGAGATTACAAAGTTTATAAACTATTGTGATAAGAAGGATATAACACCAGCATTTAGGTTAAATGGTACAAGTGATATACAATGGGAGAACAAACTATATAAGGGTAAGACTATGTTTGAACACTTCCCAGATATACAGTTCTATGATTATACAAAGATACCTACAAGAAAAGTATCACATATCAAGAACTATCATTTAACATGGTCATATTCTGAAGCAAGTGATAAGTATTCTAGTTGGTTTGACAAGATTGCATACAACATAGCAGTAGTATTCAATGGTGCTTTCCCTATCTATTTCAAGGGTAGGGAAGTAGTCAATGGAGATGAAACAGATTTAAGATTTTTAGACAAAGACAATGTTATTGTTGGTCTAAAAGCAAAGGGCAAGGCACGACATGATATGTCTGGTTTTGTCATACACATTTAATGTGTTTACAAGGGCAGAAAATTCTACGAAGAAACGAACTTTAAATAAGTTTCTAAGTAAGAGCAGTCTGAAAGGGTATATAAAGATTTTCTTTATATCTGATTAGTGCAAAGGTTCGAAACTTTGTCAATGAGTAGCTCTCAAACTATGCGACTGCCTGTCCTTTTAAGCATATTAATTTTATATAAGGAGATATTATGACACTTAAACAAGTATTAGAAATACAAGAAGTACTAGGTAAAACTATACCTATTGACATGAATCACAAATGGGTGTATTATAGTGACAGTCGTGAAGAGTGGGTAGACATCATGGATTTAGATATAGTACATGCTATAAGAATATTAAGAAAGCATGTAGGACAAGATGAATACTATGAAGATTATCAAGATACTATAAACGTAACTAAGGAAATAACATGAGCAATCAACACAATGAAAAACAATTTGAAAAGATAATGCAGGAAGTAGAAGAACTTGATGAACAAGGTAAACTTGAAGAAGATATATCTTACATAGCTAATATATATGGACTACATGAAGATGATGATAGAGATGATATATTATTTTTTATTGCAGAAAACATATATGAAAATGGGAGGGCGTTATGGCAGTAAAGCGTAAAACTATACAAGCTATAGAGCATGTTAAAAAAGTTACGTCACAAGGCACAGGAGGGCGTAGTAGAAAGATTAAAATATCTACAGCTCACATGAATAAAAATAAAAGAAGAAGTTATAAAGCATATAGAGGGCAAGGAAGATGAGTAATAAATTTATAGAAAAAATACACGAAGAAGCAGTAGATAGTAATGGTTATTTTATTGGTTATCCAAGAAGTTTGGAAAGTAATGTTGTATTAACAACACCATTTGAAAAATTATTAGGATTTACAAAACAAGAAATTAATTATAGGTGGTCAAAACATCACCAATATGTAATGAAAAAAATGAATGCTAAAACTTTACAAGATATAGAGGACAAGAAAGATGAGAGTATTAATTAAATCATATGGAGATGTGAGAATTTTTTATGATAAAATTTTTTGTTATAAAAGATATCATGTTGCGTGGAAAAATGGAACACTTGAAACCTATTCAGGTTTATGGTATAATGAGAAACAAGTAATTAAATTAGTGGAGGATAGATTGTTATGAATATATTTTATTTTTATGACTGTCCTGTTTTATCGGCACAAGCACAACCAGATAAAATGCTAGTAAAAATGCCACTAGAAACAGCACAGATGTTATGCACAGCACATAGAGAATTAGATGGTAATGACTACGCTGATAAAGTAGGTTTATATAAAAGAGCCTATTGGAATCACCCATGTACAGTATGGGCGAGAGAATGTAGTGCTAATTATTTTTGGTTATACAGACACTTTTTAGCATTAGGAACAGAATATAATTACAGATATGGTAAGACACATGCAAGTATAGTTAAACTTGCTAAACATTTATCTAAAATACCAGATAATATTAAACGTACTGGTTGGATTAAAACACCACTAGCACAGGCTATGCCTGATGAGTACAAAAATGATGACCCTATCAAAGCATACAGAGATTATTGTACCCATGAGAAACACTATGCTAAATGGGAAAAAGGTAGAGCTAAACCAGAATGGTGGGCAGTATGAAGAATTTTTTTTATTGGGTATCAGAGTGTTGGAATTTAATTATGGACGTAAAGTATAACCCACTTAAAAATATTAATGAGCCTTCTTTACAGGCATATTTTATGTTAGTATTGTTTACAATGTGGTCGGTATTTTTTGGATTTATTGCTACATATTATTTAGGTTGGTATGGCTATGATACTGTTACAAGTATTGTAGTTCATCTTACTGTATTGATACCAATTATATTTACCAATGCAGTATTTAAAGATGCAGAAAGGAATGGCGATAAATGGTTTTTAGCATTTAAAGATAAACAAAAAAAGAAATAATATGAAAGCTACACTAACACGAGAAGAATATAAACAATTTAATACTTATGTAGATTACTTAAGTGTAAATCATAATATAAGTATTCCTCATACTGTTGAAACAGTTGGGAACAAGTTTCTAGTAGAAATATTAGAAGACATTGATGTAAATAAATTAGATAATTTACTTGACATTGATGATGTTATGTTGTATAATACGACACAATAAAAAGCCAAAGGAGGTAACTATGGCAGTAATAGAAGGAAAAGCTTACTGGGCTTCAGTAACTACACCAAACACAACTTATGAGCCTGTATATACAGTAGATTTAGTTGTTGATGATGAAGTTGCAAATGATTTTGAAGCTCGTGGGTTTAGAATAAAAGACTTATCTATTAAAGATGAGCAAGGAACTCCGACAAATGTTGGGAGAGCTTTAACAATCAAAAGAAAAGTAAATGGTCCGAATGGCATGGTCAGAAACGCACCTAAACTTTTTGATAAAGAGAAAAATCTTATGGACGAGGTCGTAGGAAATGGCTCTAGTGTAAAAGTTCAATACAACGAGTGGGAAACCGAAAATAAGTTTGGAACATTTAAAGGTTTAGATTTCCAAGCTATGCAGGTTTTAGATTTAGTTCCTTTAAAATCTCAAGATGGAGCAGAGCTTGACCCTTATGGAGATGGCGAGGAGTTTTAATATGATTGTAACTATTAACAATGAAAGTGGTACAACAACTTATGATGTATCAAAAGTTAAAGATGCAAGTATTAGAACTCAAGCTACTGTTATAATAAATAAGGTAGGTCAGCTTGAGGTTTTATTAGAAGCTTTAAACTTTACCAGTTCTACACACAGGGCAAATCTAGAAGCCCTCTTAAAAGATTGTCCTGAATCTCTGGTAGAAGTTGAAGAAGAAGAAGTCGCAGAAGATACAACAGATTCTGAAGACTAATTCGTATCTCCAAGTGAGGGGCTAGACTTTTGTTTAGCCTCTCCATTTTAATTTAACGAGGGTATTATGGAACAAAATAAATTTGTAAAGTATCATGTATCATGCCATGAGTGTGGCAGTTCTGATGCTGTATCAGTAAACGAAGACGGGTCAGCTAAATGTTTTAGTTGTGGCAAGTTTTATAGTAATTATGAAAATAAGGTAACACCAATGGAAAAATATAAACAACCAACTACCATTGTAAATCCACATGGAGGTATATTTGGTAAATTAGTTGATAGAAATATCACAAAAGAAACAGCAGAAAAGTATGGAGTAAAAGTTATTTATGACTCAAATGGTCAAATGGCTCAACACTTATATCCTTTTTATATAAACAATGAGCAATGTGCTACAAAGACTAGGTATGTAAAAGACAAAAGATTTTCTTTCAATGGTTCTATACAAGGCTCTGGATTGTTTGGACAAAATTTATTTAAAGAGGGTGGTAAATATCTTACTATCACAGAGGGAGAATGTGATGCTATGGCAGCCTTTGAATTGCTAGGGAGCAAATGGGCTTGTGTAAGTATCAAAAGAGGAGCTTTATCTGCAGTAAAAGATATAAAAGAAAGTCTGGAATATGTAGAAAGTTTTGACAATGTTGTGCTATGTTTTGACAAAGACAAGCAAGGACAGGAAGCTGCAAAGAAAGTAGCTACGATTTTAAAACCGGGAAAAGCAAAGATTGTAACGCTACCAAATGGTTACAAAGATGCAAATGATATGCTCAAGCAGGGTAAACATCAAGAGTTTACTAGAGCTTGGTGGGATGCAAAACTTTATACTCCTAGTGGTATTATTAAAGTATCTGATAGGAAAAAATCTTACTTAAATAGAGAGAAAAAAGAAAGCATAGCTTTTCCATGGGAAGGATTAAATAAAAAGCTGTATGGTTTAAGGCAGGGAGAACTCGTAACTCTTACTGGTGGCACAGGATTAGGTAAGTCTAGTGTTACCAGAGAGTTAGAGCATTGGCTCATAAATCAAACAAAAGATAATGTAGGTGTGATTGCACTGGAAGAA